GGGACTCCGAGGCCAACCTCTCCACCAGTGTTGGTGAGGGTAGGGAGACCTTGGAGATGTTGCAGGCAGTGGCACGTGGTTCAGCCAAAGCATTAACCGGCCTTCGCAAGGCCCTTCGGTCCCCCTCTGGACGGAGAGAGCTATCCGCTCTCTTACGTTCTTTTGGGAAAGACTTCAGGGATAATCCTTTGCAAAAGGTCGGCGGTGCCTGGCTGTATTGGTCCGTGGGGTTGGAGCCCCTGCTGGCCGATATCGAGAACATCCGAAACCACATGCTGTCAGATAAACCAACAGATCTCATGTTTCAGTATAAATCACGTGCCAGCTCGACTATTACGGAAACCGAGGGAGATGTTTTTCGCTCGGGCTCCACAACGTTTACGCGAAGCACTGATTTGAAACATTCGCACCGCGTTGCTTTTGGTGCGAACTTGAGAATTGTTGATCTGCACCAGTTCGAGAACTGGCGTGCGGGACTGACCTTCCGGCCGTCCCTCGCTTGGGAGCTGACAACTCTCTCCTTTGTTGTGGATTACTTTTACAACATCGGGCAGTACCTTCAACTACTTGAGGCCAGTATTTGCAACAATGGCTTCTCGTTCGCTTGGGGGTGGTGTAGCGAAACTACTTTACGGGAAGAAAGCGGAGTGGTCACCGAGCACTATGATGTCGCAACGGGAATCCCCTGGAATCCGAGAAATACAACCTCGGGCTCTTTCAGGAATCACCTAATTCGGCATACAAAAGCGCGTAGTGTCCTTTCTTCGCTCCCGTTACCAGTAGCGCCAATCCTTAAAATCCCGACTGCAAGTGGTCCGCTTCTTAATATCGCGGCCCTTCTGTCACAATTCCTTTCGGAGAAAAAGTAATATGATTACCAACATGTCCAATGTGACCTTGCTTGATGCACAGGCCACTCCGGTTTCCCATACCTTCACCCCGGCATCTCGTGTCGCGGAGAATACCGCCCGCTGGATCCAAAAGCCGACTTCTGGCGCTCTTCTCGGGGCTAAAACCCTGAGTTTGAGTGTCAAGGAGCCTGCTGATCCGGCAAACGGTGTCTTCCGTATTAAGGTCAGTTTTGCGATCCCGAAGCTCGATGTTTCGGTGCCCTCGGCACCGAAGCTCGTTGCCACGGGTCGCGTTAACTGCGAGTTCCTCATTCCCACGGGTTTTACTACCCAGGAGTGCAAGGATCTCGTGAAGATGTTCGAGCAGTCGCTCGTTTTGGGTTCCAGCACGGCTATCGGCGATAACATCGTCGACCGTTCGTTGCCCTACTAACAACTTCAACCTTAGGAGCTATCATGGTTTATAAACCAGATAGGCACGTTTCTCTGGCCTTTGCCAGGATGTGCTCATCCATCGACACGCCTAGATCGCTTGCAGCTCACCTGATGTTCTTGCACGGTGAGCATCTCCAGCTTGCTCAGTTGGAGATAAATGCGGCGAACTATCTTGAAAACGATTACCACCGCTTTCGTGACGACTACCTAGTAACCGAGTATCTCTCAAAATTCGAGGGGCTCGACACTGGCGTTGACACTGAGGCTGTGGCCCTCCAAGCTTGGTTAGCTTCGGAGGAAGCCTGTCGTTTCACCAACAAGCGTATCCGCGGCATCTACGATGGGAGTGAAATCCCAACTGAGGTCCTTAGCATAATTGCGATGGCTCAGTCAAAAATCGAAGGGTGCATCGGTACGCGTGTGAAGTGGACTAAGGCTTTGACACGTTTCAAGTGGGGCCCAGGGGCGACTTCTTCCCTGAAGGGAGAGGCAGCCGGCCTGGATAAAAAACTGCTTGAAAAGCAGATCAGTGTCACGCAGGAGGCATTGCCACTCTTAAGAGCGGCAATGGCCACGGACTACGCTTGGTTGCGTGCCCGCGGCATCTCTTCATCCGGACCCACTTCTCTACTACCGCACGAGTTTCAAGTCGTGTCGGGGAGTCGTGGCGTCACGGTGAAGAAAAATGCGAAAACTGACCGGTTCATTGCAGCAGAGCCTTCGGGAAATGTTTTCCTCCAGCTCGGCTTCGGTGCTTTACTACGTCAGTGCCTCCTTCGCAATGGTATAGACTTGAGCGACCAAACGGTCAATCAGAGTCTTGCAGAGAATGCCTTAGCAGATGGTCTTGCGACTGTCGACTTAAAGGCTGCCTCTGATACCATCACCACGGCAGCAGTTTGGCTGCTGCTGCCATTCAGCTGGGCCTCGGCGTTATCACGCCTACGGTCCACCCATATGACTCTACCCGATGGTACCCTCCACTATCTTGAGAAATTCTCAAGTATGGGTAACGGGTACACCTTCGAGTTAGAGTCTTTGATCTTTTGGGCGTTAACAGAAGCCTGTAGAGATCATATGGGTATAGCTGGGCGCGTTTCTGTGTATGGTGACGACATTATCTGTCCGGCTGTGTGCGTCCCACTGCTGACTCGGATTCTTGGCTGGTTTGGGTTCGAGCTTAATAGCAAGAAAACCCATCACCAATCATTGTTTCGAGAAAGCTGTGGAAAACATTACTTCGCCGGGAGAGACGTCTCTCCAATATATCAGAAAAAGCCGACGACGCATGAAAGTGAGTTTTATAGGTTTTATAATCGCCTACTGTACCACGCGGTGGATCGAGTCAGAATGGACGGACCTTATCTGTTTGCAGATTCAGCATTCAGGTGGCTTCGTACACTTCGTTCTCAATACCGCAGGCGCAACGGGCAACGACCTTTTGAGACTCCGCTTCTGTCGTTCAACCGTGTCCTTGATGGCGGACTTTGCACGGACGTGCGTAGTCTTAACCATAGGGTGCACGGCGGCTTCAGGACTGTCTCTACTCTATCTCTGGTTTTCATACCAGAGGAAAGAGATGTAGACGACACTGTCGCGTATGCTTATTTGTTTAGGTTTAAACCTCCTAGGCAGATGGGCAACGGGTGGCTCGGTCCCGAGAACGAATCGCTTCCCTATGCAGGGACGATAACAGCTCGGCGCCGCGGACGTTGGGTTCAGAAAAGAGCCCGCTATCCGGAAGCGCGTGAACTGCGCTGGGTCTAGTACTAGCCGGAAGGCATAGACTGTTCACAGCGATGGGGTCCTCGGACTTAAATTGGT